CGGCAACGGTTTTAGCCAACACTTTTGCCGCCATGTTCATAAGGCTGCGTTGTGCGTCGAGGTTGCCCGGGCCAAGGGTAATGAGGCGTACCGGAAACGTTAATTTAACTATGTTGTAGTTCCATGCCACAAAACTTGGCGCGTCAATAAAGGCACAAGGCGGAACAAGGTTACGCGGGTCGTTTACTACCTGTAGCCCTGTAATGCTCTGTAACGTGGCTGTAAGGTCGTCTAAGGCCTCGTTAAATAGGTCTGTGTATGCAACAGGCACTACGCAACCGCCGGCCTATCCACGCCTAGTAGTTGTTTAATCATTGGGCTAAGGCCCATGCTGCCACCGGCGGCAAGGCCGTCAAAACTGGCAAAGTCTGTTACCGACCCACGCTGCCTATACAAGAAACCCGCATAAGCAATAGTTCCAAGTAGTACAGACGCGTTAGGCACCGTGGTAAGGCTCTCGTTGCGGTACCCGGCCTCGTTTCTGCGCCTATAGGCAAACTCGTTGGCACTCAACCTACATTGGGTTATAAAGGCTTGGTCGGCTGCCGTAGCGGTTCCTATTCCTAACCAATCCTCTACCTGACTGTCGGCGGTTACCCATGTGCAAGTAGGCGTAGTAGTCAACGTGCCAGTAGCCGCAACAATGTTTACGTTTGCAGCCGTTTTAGCAAACAAAACTTGGTTGGCTATAGGTGCTTCAATGTCGTAATGTAAAAAACCTTGTTCGTCTACGCCAGTAAAGTAATACTGCGGTAGTTCACGCACGGTATAGGTACCGTTAAAGGTCGCGTCAACACCCGCAATAGTTACGGACTGGCCAACCTCGAGTGGGTCGGCGTTGGTTAGTAGTACTACAACCGCGTAGTTATCGGTTAAATACTTTTGTGTGACCGAATAGACGGCCATAAAGGCCTACCTTTCGGTTATCAGACGAACTTAACAAACTTGGTGGCGTCTGCCATAAAGCCGGCAGCGTAACCACGGAAAGCAATCGTACGGCCAAGTGTTGCTGGTACTTCAACGCTGATAGCGCCTTTTTGCTGTTCGTAGAATTCGAAGCCTGCGGCAGGGCCGGCGGCGTGTCCCATGAATGAGCCGGGCGCGTTTTTGTCAACAACCAACACCAACCCAAGTGGGTTGCCGTTCCATGATGTTGCAGCCGAATTGCCGGCAGCGTTTTGACCCATAAGGTTTGGTGCGCCTGTGTATGGAAATACAGGCCTGTTTTGGTCGTCTACGGACGACGCAAGTGCCGCCCAACTGGCAGGTGTTACAACCATGTGGGTTGGTAGGTAGTTTGACGAAGCCGAAATTTGGCGGGCGCCGTCGTAAATTGCTGCTACCCAATCTGCACCTTTTGCGGTGTCGGCCACGCTTGCGGTTTGTGTAATTGCTGCATGACAAGTGTCTACGGCGTAGTTGTCGGTTGCTTGTCCGTAGGCAATAGCCAACTGGTTAAGAATAATGTCGAGTGAATTTGGGTCACTCCAGTCGAGGTCCTGTTCGGACACGGTGACGTATGTACCAAAACTTAGTTTTGAAACGTCGTTATTTGAAACAACAACGGTTGACGCGTTAAGTGTGTCAAACTGTGCGGCCTGTTGCGTAACGGTTGGGCGTGTCGTAATTTTTGGACGGCGGAAAGTTGCGCCTGCGGTTGGCATTGCGCGTGTACCAATAGCCGTAACAAACGGACGAATTGGGTTAAGCGAATCGTAGACGCTGCCGGTGATGATTTCTGGCAAAATGCCCGGCGTTGACTCGGTGTTAATAAATGGCGCAACGCCCGGCGCTGCTTCGATACGTGCCGCGTTAATGTTTGCGTTTAGTTGTGCAAAATCTGCACCGCCGCGCACATAACTTGCAATGTATTCAGACGTGCTAGGCAAACGCAATTTACGTGGTTGTGCGTAAATGGCTTGTACTGTTGAAGCCTCAACAACTGCAGGGGTTTCTACTGGGTTTGACATTTCGGTTACTTCCTTTTCTGTGTCCTGTTCACTATTTAACTCTACTTCGTTTTCGTTTTGGTGGATACTCGCGGCCACCCGTTCTACCTTGGCAGCCTCAAACGCGCCATAAGGCAAAAGCGACAATTCCTGCCACTCGGCCTTGGTAACAATCATGGTGCCGGCTTCGTCAAAACTAAACTCAACGGGTACTGCCCCAACCGAAAGGCTGTCTAAAACGCCGTCCATGGCTAGTTGTAGGCTTTCGTTTCCTAGCATGGTTTCGCTAATTTTGGCCTCAAACATTACGTAATTGCCGACTTCCTCACGGGCAGTAACAACACCAATAGGTTGCGTACTGTCATGGTAAAGATACATTTTTGGTTTTTTACCCTCGAGAGGCAACGAACCTTTTTCAAAGCGCACCGTTTGGCCGTCACTTACTACCGCGTCAACCCCATATTCAAGGGCGACGCCGGCAAGGGTACGACGTGGCAGCGCGTCACCTTGCGCGGCGTCAATCTTTAATTCTTGTGGGGTTAATCTAAGCATTGCTTTGCCTCAATTCCTCGGGCGTTTCCTTTACGTAAACTTCCGTGTTGTATTCGTTAGATAAATAACTTTCAATATCAAACATAACACCGGTGCCACGCGGTAGTACGTTATCCGCGCTAAGGGTTTCTTGTATGCAGTCAATGTATGGTTTTACGCCAAACGTGTAAAGGTCGCGCGACGCTTCGCTACTTGAAACATAAGAGTAGTTTCCAATGCTCACGGAAACGAGGTACGCGGGTACGTTTGCAATTCGCGCAATTTCTTTAGCCTGATATTCGGCGGCGTCAATTAAAAGCATTTTGTCCGGTGTTGCGTTGTTTGGAATTACCTCTACAAATTCGTTTACCGCACTTGTGGCCGACGCATAACGCGCCTCGTCGTAGGCCGCTGCCAAATCCCGTAATTCTTGCGGTGACATAGGCTCGCCGCCAACTTGGCGCAAAGTTACTGCAGGTTGCAAACTCGAGGCGTTACGGTTTCTTGCTTGCTCAAGTTTTAGCGCGGTATCTACCGACGTTGCACCGGTGTAAATAAGGCCTTGTATTGGGCTTAAAAACTGTACGCAATCTTCCCAACGAATAGGTAAACCCTGAAACAAAATCTGTTTAGACGGGCCGAACCATACGCCAGTACCTTGCGCTTGGTCTTGTGTTGTCACAATCGCGGCAGGCAAACGAGTAAACGCGCTTGGGTATCCGTCGGCAGTTCTTTCGGTTATATACCAAAATGCGCGGCCGTAAAATAGTAAATCGTCAAATGTCCACGACAAAATAAAGTTGTTAGTAACGCCTTTGTCAATGCGCTTCAACCAACTACGCGGCGCCTCGGGGACTTTTTCCATTTCGTCGCCGTTCCACATTTCTTTATACATAACCAACGGCAAACAACCAATAACACTTGCCATAAGGTCGCGACTACGTGAAATTGTAGGTACCTGCATAAAACGACTACGCAAAACACCGTCTGAATACGCAAAGAAATTTCCAATTTGTGACGCGCCAGCGTTACTACCTGCAGCGGCTTTAACAACCTTTGTAGGTTCGGGTTTCTTTGTAAAAATTGCCATACGTTTATTGTGTCACAATCTCGGGGTTTTGGGTGGCACTAGCCGGCGCCGTGCAATCCCCGACGGAAAGCAAGCCGACTAATGCCAAAACGACTTTAGCGGTAATTGGTAACAATCATGGGTTTACCTATTGCTTGTGGTTTGGACGCTAAAGCGGCTGCCCAAATCATGCACCGGCAAGCCTCGATAGGCCCGGGACTTCGCAAACTACTTACGGTTATGCCGTTTTTTTCGCGTATTAGTACGGCCCGTTCAACGTGGCTGTTTAGTAGTTGTTGGTTGTTGTGCGTAAGTTTGTTTTCTAAAATCATGGCCCTAACCGCGCTAGTCCATTTCAACAATTCTTTGTAGCCAACGATTACGCGCCTACCCTCATATTTTATTGGGCATGAGTTTTCTAAAACGGGAACAATAGCCAAACGTAAGTTGGGGTTTTCGGCTACTTGCTGTTCTACCTTTTCCCATAGTTCGGTTACGGTTTCGGCAACAAACGCCAAAACAACATGGGTTTTATTATCTATTTGTACGGCGCGCACGGCTGTATAGGTGCTTTCGTCTAACGCCATTTCAATAGCAAGCACTCCGCCCGGTGGCGCTTTTTCGTCGGTGCTTAAACCCTCAAATATGCCGGGCGCCAACCAACCGTTGTTTACAGCCTGCCACAAGTTCACCGACGCGCGTAAAAAGGCGCTGCGGTTTGGGCCTTGTGCTTCGCCTTGGATTACGTCTAATTCAATTAGGCCGCCTGCCAATGCAGGGTTGGCGTATTCCCACGCCTCTACGGTCATAGGGTCAAGTGTTGGCGGTGGGCTAAATTCGGCAAAGTACAGGTTTGTTTTTTCGCCTGTGTCTATTGCTTTTAAGCCTTGGTCACGCCAACGCAACAGGGCCGTACTTTCCTGGGTACCTGCCGTGGACACAAGCAGGCAAAGAGGGTTACGCCGGGCGCGTTGAGACGGAAGCAAACCGTCGTCTATGGCGGCTTCCGATATTTGCCATACTTCGTCTGCCGTGATTAGGTCGCAACTGTAACCGTGACCGGCTGCCGGGGTAGCGGCGCGAATATGCCAAACGCTCCCATTAGGCATAGTTACTTTTTGCCGGCCATATGACCATGAAACCTCTGCACCAAACTTCGCCTCGAGAATTGGCGCAAGGTAATTGAATTGCGCGGCTGTTAAATCCAATTTATGACTAACCGAAATAACGGTTTGCGGTTGGCCGCGTAGTTCAGTTTCTTTAGTTAACCAATGCCCAATGACGGCACTACTCAAAAGACTTTTTCCATTTTGCCGGGCTACCGAAATTAAACCAATTCGGTGCAACCATTTGCCATTGTCGTCGTAAGCCGTTAAACCCTCAAGGCAATGACGTTGCCAACTCATTAAAGGCATACCTAAAACCCTCTCCGCAAAATCGGCTATGTCCGCCGCGCGTGATTGGTGGCCACTGTGCGTGGTTGTTTCTAGTCTCGGCTGATAGCGGCCAGTTGGGGCCAGTTCCAGCAAACCCTTATGGGATATAGGATTAGTAGAG